GTGGCATAGTATGTTTCCGGCGTCTTAAATGTCACTGCATCCGGTAAGTGGATCATATCGCGGCTGGGGATATAACAAGCTTTACCGTGTCCATGTTCAATATGAGCCTGAGCGAGTACGCCGTCAGCCAACACGTGCGCTGTATGGGTGTTGACTGGTATGGGCACGGTAAACTCAGCCGGTAACTTCTCAATTTGTGACACATTGAAAACAGTAAAACCGCGTAATATGGGAACTGTTTTAGTTTCCTCGGTTTTTTTATCGGTTACGGTTAGCGGTTTAAAGAAAACGATTGGCGAACCGTGTTCCCCCTTGCGTACATTCGCCCCGACTGCTTGCGCTTGTTTATAGGTCAGGTAGCGTGGATCGGCGTAGTCATTCAGCCACAGCAAAAGCGCATTGGTGCCGCTATAGCGGCGGCCTGAAACTGCGTTCCTTGGCATTCCGCCGACACTTGCCCAGGGCTTAACCCAAGGCGGAAGTTTCCCTGATTCCAGGGCTGTAATTATCCTGTCAGTAACGGATTGATATAGGTCATTCATCGTTTTAGCTCCAAGTTATGGCGAAACCTGCTAATCCATCCACCACTACCTAGCAAGCTAGGCAGGGATTGAGGGACTATCTATCTATCTGCGGAATTCCGGCGTTTGCATATCCGGTTCGACGGCCGCGATAGTCTCCAGTAATTTGACCGCGAAATTACTCATTGATTTCGTATCGATACGATTCGGATTTCCGGTATTTGCGCCATTCTCCGCGAATCACCGACAACAGACTGTCGGGTGTCGCCGTGAGCGTGTTGCCTCTGTGAACCAATCCGTCGCACACCTGCGGCCCCACGTTGGACCCCTCGCGGATATAACCCCCTCCGCCAGAGGTGTAGGGGATGTGAAATTCACGAACGCGCCCGTTGGTCTGGGTCAGTACAACACAACGGCCGTAATCGCGGGATTCAAATTTGGTTTTCATGGTTGAAACTCCTCTTAGTTACTGTTTACGAGGTTTTCCCCAGATCGGGGATTTACAATGCGGACACTGGCAAGGCAGGAAAGGCAGAGGCTTGCGAGTAATCCACTTGTGACCGCATCGTTCGCACTTCAGTTGTTTGGTATCCATGGTGACTATTATAGTTATGATGATGATGATTACAAGACAATTCAATCCCGCATTGTGAAATCAATCTCACCCAATGAAAAGCTACAAACACCGTCGTAGAGGGTATATCAGAAATGAGGAATAGTTGAGTAAATTGTATGGATATTACTGAAAGTACAGACAAGATTCAGAAGCCCTGGTTATTTCAACCAGGCCAATCAGGTAACCCAGCAGGCAAGCCTAAAGGCGCACGTTCAAAATTCGCTCAAGATTTTGTAGAATCATTCGCTAAAGATTGGGCAGAACATGGTGAAAATGTACTGGAAATACTGAGGGAAAAAGACCCAGCCGCTTACGCTCGGGTAGCTTGTGCAATCCTGCCTAAAGTCATTGAGCTAGACGAGGAAACTAAAGACGCTATTCAGACATTAGCTCTCATCCCGTTTAGCGTGATCCACAATCGTTCGACCGATGAACAGCAGGAAATTACGCATTAATGGGCAGACCTAGAAAGTGGGCAAGTGATGCTGAACGGATAGACTAGATACTGCTCGTGTATTACATTTAGCCCGTGAGCATCAAATCAACGGCTGGTAATACTCGGAGGTGTGCAAGATGGCGACAGAAGAACAGAATCAAGTGGAATGCGTACATAAAGAAGTATCGGCAAAGAAGAAGTGGGTCTGTGTAGTATGCGGTAAACAGACTTATAGCGGAGCATCTAAATACTGTGATTCCTGTTTTAGGGGATGTAAACCATCTTCAGTGGAATATGCTGTTGCAAGAGCTATCAGGCGAGGGGAACTGAAGCCTGCCAAAGAATGCCTTTGTGTTGACTGTGGCAAGCCAGCTAGATGCTACGATCACAGAGATTACAATAAACCACTTGAAGTAGTGCCAGTATGTGTTTCGTGTAACTCCAGGCGTGGTCATGCAGTCCCATATGGGAGAAATGCGAAAGGTGAGTGGTTATGATATGCGCTCATGGACTGGCTGGTTGGAGCTGCAAGCCATGTCTGCCGTCCTGAAAGAGAATCCAAACCTAAAGCCATTAATCGAGTCTGAAATACCCTGGCTGCATGAAGCCACCATGAGGGAGGCTTGCGAGTGGTATCAGTGGTCAATGCATCAACCAGGATGGACCGACGAACTTACCGCTGAGTTAGGTCGTAGAGACAGGTTCTTTCTGTTGACCCATCTGCTTCGCCGGCCAGACGCGGTACATCCTTGGCTCTATGACCGATGCAGGGAAGTGGAATCCGATCCTGATGGACACTTGGACTTATGGGCGCGCATACATTACAAATCTACCATAATCACCTTTGCCGGTTCGGTTCAGGAAATACTGAACGATAAAGAAATAACGATTGGAATATTCAGTCATACCCGACCTATAGCTAAATCTTTCCTTGCTCAGATAAAGACAGAATTCGAGGATAATCTACTTATTAAAAAGATTTATCCAGATGTCTTGTGGCAAGACCCTCAACGTCAAGCACCAAAGTGGTCATTGGACGATGGGATCGTAGTTAGACGCGACACAAACCCGCGTGAAGCCACTATCGAGGCTTGGGGGATGGTGGATGGTCAGCCAGTCAGCAAGCATTTTAAATTGCTTATACCGGATGACGTAGTAACTGAAGCCTCGGTTAACACGCCAGAACAGATATTAAAAACAACCGAAGCATGGGAACGATTGCAATTTCTTGGGACATCAGAGCCTAGAATATGGCACATCGGAACGAGATACCATTTCGGTGACACTTACGGTCAATTAATTGAACGTGATGCGGTTAAGGTCAGGGTTTACCCTGCGACCGATGACGGAACCCCAGATGGCAAGCCGGTATTCCTTTCCCAAGCTACTTGGGACAAGCTGAAAAAAGACACCTCTAACCGTACCATTGCCACACAGATGTTGCAAAACCCCATCGCCGGGTCTGAACAGGAGATGTTGCCTGACTGGTTGCGTAAGTACGAAATCAGACCTAGAACGCTCAATATCTATATCTTGGGTGATTACGCCGGCAGTCGTAAGTCCACGGGTTCCAGTTCCACCGCCCTGATCGTACTCGGAGTAGACGCACAGCTTAATAAATATCTTCTAGACGGTGCCTGTCATAAGATGGGCCTAGAGGAAAGATGGACAAGACTTCGTGACTTCAGACGCAAGTGGTTGAAGGAGCCCGGTATCCAAGTCGTCGAAGTGGGTTATGAACGGTTCGGAGCGCAGTCTGACATTGAACATTTCGAGACCATGATGCGACTGGAAGGGGAAGCCTTTCCTATTCAGGAACTCGCCTGGCCTAGTGACGGTGACTATCCCAAGGACAACCGCATACGCAGGTTGATTCCTGACTTGAAGAACTGGCGCTTCTTCTTCCCCTATGTCGGGGAGGTAACCAAATTACAACGTGATGCCATGCGACGGGGTGAGGAATATTTACTCTCCAGACCCATCCGCACCAAGAATCACGAAGGCAAGCTGTACGATCTGATGGAGTACTTCGTTAAAAACGAGTACGTCTTTTTCCCCGCTACCACCAAGAAAGATATGCTGGACGCTATGAGTCGAGTGTATGATATGTCTATCAATCCTCCATTTATTCACACTGAGCAAGATATTATGCCTGAAGTTACAAATGACTAGGCCTATTACAACATCCAAACAGATTTTGTTAGATAGATTGAATTCCAGAACTATCCCAGTAACTGAATCTGGGTGTTTATTATGGGAAGGAAAAGTAAGTCCTTTTGGGTATGGAATTATGAAAATTGGAGGACGAAAGGGGAAAGATATCGTTACGCATAGATTAATGTGGTTATTAGTAAATGGTGAAATACCACAAGGACAAGTGGTAATGCATAAATGCGATGTTCCTCTGTGTGTTAATCCGAAACATTTAATGCTTGGAACGTCAGCAGATAATGCAAGAGATATGCATCGAAAAGGGAGAGCAAGGTTTTCATACGGTGAAGCTCATGGAAAATCTAAGCTTAATGAATCAAAAGTAAGGATGATTAGAAAATTACTATCCGAGAACTTTAAACAAACAGAAATAGAAAGAATTATTGGTATAGATCAGACAACAATTTCTCAGATTAAGCGTGGAAAAACATGGAGCCATGTTACATGACAGACAAACGTAAACCCCATTTCACCACGCTCAATCTCAGGGCTGAAGTGATAAAGAAAGACCCTGAGTTTAACAAGCCGGAAGTCGTGTATCGCTTCAGTAATGGAAAGGAAAAGACATCCACCGATCGAACTGAATCAGGGATTTACAAACGTAACTGATGGAGCCTAATTGCCCCGAATACGACGAATTCCCTGAAGCTATCAAAGCCTGTGTGACCCTAAAGGACTATTTGAACATGGGGGATAAGGGCAGACGAGAACTAATGCAGGACATGACCTGTCCGGAACCAGAGGACGAATGATTACCACCCTATCCGGTGAACCCGGCCACAACATAGAAGTTGACGACATGCTGTTAGCCAAGCGTATCGTCCACGTCCTGAACATTCATTACCCTGAACATTTATGGATGGTGCACGTCAATTCGGAGGGGGGAGTAGTTATTATCAAGAACTATCGTATTTCGTTCTCCCATGGGATGGTTTTACATATCAAAAATGTCTACATGGACCCCAGCCTTAAACGAGTCATCCGCATGGCGGGAGAACTACTGGAACGAGCCAACATGAAACGAGGCAAGGCAACGGGTGAATTCGCTAACAAGATTGAAGGCGTGAAACTGAAGGACCAACCGAAACAGGGCTTAATCATCTAAATGGCGCGCAAAAAGAACAAAGTCTCCGATGCCTGGTTACAAAAAGCCAAGGAAGCCTTTGATACGTCCACGTCCTATCTGGATAACAATTACCGCAAGATGTTGGATGACAACATCCGCCATTTTCAGAATCGACACGCTCAAGGTTCTAAATACTACACCGACTCTTACAAATACCGTTCCAAGAACTTCCGTCCCAAGACCAGGACGTTTGTTAGAAGCACCGAGTCCGCCGCCGCGGGAGCTTTTTTCACTCAGTTAGAAACTGTCAGTCTGGAACCGCAAGATGATAAAGACCCTATCCAAAAAGCCTCGGCTGAATTGAGACAGACAATTCTTAACCATCGGCTTAGTTATACAATTCCTTGGTTCCAGATTTGTGTAGGCGGTATGCAGGACGCCTCGGTTAATGGGGTAGTTTGTTCCAAACAGTTCTGGGATTTCGAGGAACGGGAGGAAGAACAGTTATTGACGGATGAAAACGGCTTGCCGGTTTTCGATGAAGCCGGAAATCCAGCGACCACGAAAGTCAAAGTCCCGGTTAAAGACGAGCCTTGTATCAAGCTCTACCCGATTGAGAATATAAGATTCAGCCCCGCCGCCGATTGGACCGATCCGGTCAATTCTTCTCCTTATTTTATCGCCATCGAGCCGATGTTTATCTGTGACGTGAAGTACCTGATGGAATCGGGGAAGTTTGAAAAGATCGATGACGCGACGTTACACGCCTCTATTCGTACCCGCGATGACTCGACAAGACAGGAACGGGAAACGGACAAGGAAAACGCTCATGACTCAAGATTCAGCAAGGAATTATCGGACTTTGACATTGTTTATGTCCATGAGAACTTCCTTAAACTAAAGGGAAAGGATTATCACTTTTACACCCTCGACACGACACACAGGCTTAGCGATCCCAAGCCTATCGAGGACGTTTACTTACACGGGATAAGACCGTTTGTTATCGGTACGAACGTCATTGAGACGCATAAAGCTGTTCCTGATTCCTTGGTGCATATTTCCAAGCCTTTACAAAAAGAAACTAACGAAATCTCTAATTCGCGTCAGGATAATGTCAAGCTTGTTTTGAACAAGCGTTATTTTGTCAGACGGGGAAGGCAGGTGGATTTACAGTCGCTTGTGCGTAACGCCGCAGGCTCCGCGACCTTGATGACCAATCCGGACGAAGACGTGAAGGTCGTTGATTTCGCTGACGTGACGCCTTCGTCTTATGCTGAACAGGACCGTATCAATGTCGATATGGACGATCTTTTAGGGTCGTTTTCCTCCGGGACCATCCAGACAAATCGAAAGCTGGGTGAGACAGTCGGAGGAATGGCGATGTTGCGTTCCGGGACAAACTTGCTAACGCAATACCTGATTCGGGTTTTCTCCGAGACATGGGTTGAAGATGTATTGAGACAGTTGGACAAGTTGGAACAGCATTACGAATCCAACATGGATTTCTTAAACCTAATGGCGCGTAAGGCCGGTTTGGAGAAGTACGGTATACAACAAATTACCGAAGAACTTCTCATGCAGCCCGTGGAAGTCACGGTAAATGTCATGAATTCCGCGACCGATCCGCTAATCAGATTGGAACAGTTCTCCATGGCGATTCAGAAATATGCTGAGTTTTCACAAATCGCCCCTCCGGACATGGACAAAGAAGCCATCAAGTCTCAAATCTTCGCTTATTTAGGTTTCCGGGACGGACGTAAATTCACGGTCAATCAGGATAATCTCCCGCCTCAGATGGTTCAGTTAATGGGAGTCATGCAACAGCAGCAGCAAGTCATTCAACAACTTCAACAGGCGATAGAATCCAAACAAATTGAAAAAGGCATGGAACTCAAAGCCAAAGGCGAACTGGAAATGTTAAACGCAGAAAATGATCGTCTCATTGAAGCCATGCGGCAGGAAAACGAGAATATGCGTCTGAATAAGACGTTAGCGGTGGAACTAGTCAAGACCGATAAACAGAATGACGTGAAGACTTCCATTGCTTCCATGCAGGCACATTTACAAGCCGTTTCTAGAATGCTGTCGGCGAAGACGACTAACACCGTTCAATGAGCGAAGTTACGGAAGCCCAGATAAAACTAGGATTACAAGCAGAAGCATTTGAACAGTCAGACATTGGACGGCTTATCCTGGGTCAGGCGGACCAGGACATACAAGAAGCCAAAGACAAGTTGTTAGGAATTGATCCTTACAAATTTTCTACATTATCCGATCTTCAAAACGTCATATCGTCTCTTCAAACCGACGCTAAAACAGCGCAACGGATAAAAGACTATATCGACGAAACCATCATCAACGGCCATCAGGCCGACCAACCCGAGGAAGACTAAAATGCCCAAAGGCGTATATGCGCGTAAAACCAAGAGTCCCGTTAAAGTAGCGACTGAACAACAGTCGGCTTTGAATGAACGCTTGCCAAAAGTAGAGGAAGGTAGACCGGCTGATTACAAGCCTTCTCTCGCGCATACCGACAGACTTTCCATGCTGAATACTATCGCGGAAAGGTCTAATGCCGACCGTGAAACAGAGATTGCCGCTCAGGGCGAAGCCATTGACACGTCAGCCGAAGACTCCATGAGGGAAGACAATGAAGAAATTAAAGAAAATATTGCAACGATTGAAGCAACACCTAAAGTCACTGTTGAAACGCCTAAAAAGAAAATAAAAGGCATTGTCGATGGAGTAGAGAAAGAATTCGACGAAGAGGAAATATTAAAAGCCGGTCTGGCGACGTTACAAAAACAAACCGCCGCCGATGAAAGATTAGAGGAAGCCAAGCGTCTTCTTGAGGAAGCGCGGGCGCAAAGACAACCAAAAGAATTACAGCCATCCGCTACGTCGTTAGCGGACGTTGACTCATCCAGACTACCCGTGCTGGATGCAGCGGCGATAGCCAAATCCATGATGTACGGAAACGACGAAGAAGCAACCAAGGCGATTGAACAGTTACTCGGTCCCATGCGCGAGGCACACCAACTCGTTAGCAAACGGAAAGAGCTTAACCCTGATGAAATCGCCCAATTTGTAAACGAAGCCTACAACTTCAATGAAGCCAAACGTAAATTCCAGCTACCTGTAGATCAGGGTGGTTATCTGGACATCTGGGATGATCCGCAACTCCGAAAGATGGTTTTCGATAAAGAAAACGAATTGATTCAGAAAGGGGACAAACGTCCTTATTTTGAACGGTTCAAGGCCATCGGTGACGAGGTAAGAACATGGCGGGATAACCTGATACAGAAACACACCCACAAGACGTTGGAAGGACGCGAGGAAAAGAAGCGCGAGGCAACCGTGATTAAAGGAGCCTCGGCGCGAGCCGTGTCTCCCGATTCATCGGACAAGCCGCCATCGCGGGAAGACGTACTTAACCAGATGCGGAAGTCCAGAAATCAATTAAGTATTAATTAGAGGTATTCACAATGGCTGGTCAAATTTTTGCGACTAATTCATTGGGAGGGTTCCTGTACTCGAACCAACTCTCCAGCGAACTTCGTACCGCAGTACAGCCGCGTACTAAATTTCGTCAATTCAGCGACATCAAGGACGCGGCTGGTAAAAACAAGGGTCAGACCTTTACCTGGGACGTGGTTTCTAACGTCGCCACCAAGGGAACGACCCTGGTTGAAACCAACACCATGCCGGAAAGTCAGTTCACGATCACACAGGGAACGTTGACCGTGAATGAAGCTGGGAATTCGATCCCCTATTCGGGGAAGCTTGAGGACTTGGGGCAAATTCCGGTTCGCAAGCCTGTCATGCAGGCGCTTCGTAATGACGCGGTAAAGACTTTCGATTCTTTGGCGCACGCGCAGTTTAAAAATACGCTGTTGCGTATCGTGCCCACGGCGGGAACGTCTACCACGGCATTAACCTTGACCACGGACGGAACCGCCACCCTGACCAATAACATCGCCTTCGGTCTGAATCATGCGAAACTGGTTGTTGACCTGATGAAGGAACGCAACATCCCGGCGTATGAAATGGATGACTACATGGCGATTGCGTGGCCTTCCACATTGCGTACTCTCAAGAATAATCTTGAGGCGGTGTGGCAGTACACACAGGAAGGGTTTGCTAAACTGTATGCGGGTGAAATCGGTCGTTATGACAACATCCGTTATGTGGAGCAGACCCACATCCCCCAAGGTGGTGCGGAGAATTCTACGACTTGGAATCCCTACACCGATACGGCGGATGCCTGGGATAATGGACTCTCTGACTGGATTTACTTCTTCGGAGAGGACACCGTGGCAGAAGGGATCGTGGTTCCTGAAGAAATCAGGGCCAAGATTCCCACTGACTATGGACGTTCCAAGGGAGTGGCGTGGTATGCCTTGTTAGGTTTCGGAATCGTGCATAACACCGCTGCTCAGAGTCGTATCGTTATGTGGAATTCGGCTGTATAATCATGTAGTTATACATGTTATTTAACAATCCGTGCTATGATGATTAGAAATCATAGTACGGGGAGTTAAATGGACTATTCGGCTCATTATCAGAGGTTAATTAACCGTGCAAAAGCACGGGTTTTAGATGGTTATGTTGAGGTTCATCACATCCTTCCTAGATGCTTGGGCGGAATTGATGATAAAGAAAATTTAGTGCAGTTGACCGCTGAGGAACATTACGTTGCTCATCAGTTATTATGCAAGATTTATCCAGATGAGAAAAAATTAGCTTTTGCATTGCAATTTATGACTGGTGGAAATTTAAACCAACCAGAAAGAGCTAATAATAAATTATTTGGATGGATTCGTCGTAGATTTTCAAAAGCCCAGAAAGGCAGGATTAAATCTGCCAAAGAACGCCGAAACATATCCGAAGCAGGAAAGAAAAGAGCGCCAAGAAAATTCTCCGAACAAGCAAGATTGAATATGGCGGAATCTCGCCGTAGAACATGGCGTGAACGGAAAGAACGAGGCGAACACCTTCTTATTGCAGCTAAAACCAAAGCTACCAGAATTAAAAATGGAAGCTATAAATTCACTGACGAACATAGATCCGCAATTAGTGAAGGAAATAGACGTAGATTTCAGAAATTGAAGTAATCCAATCGGGTCTTCCTCCGAATCTATTTTTAATATCCACTGTCAGGAGACGGCGGTGGTGAGGTATTTATCATGGCAACAAAAAACATGGCGTATGATCATCCTGCTTATCTGGTGCCCGTTACGCAGTCTTTCACGACTACGGCCGGGGCGTCAGGTGTCGGGGCCAAGTTTTTAGCATTTACCGACCTTATCATGAAGTCCGCTATCGTCACGCTCGCTACCACAGGCACGTTGACGGCGGCGGGTAACATGCAACTAACCTTCCAAAAACGCAGCACCAACGGCACCACGTCAGTCGGGTTTGTTAACCTGAATCCGTTCGGTACGGCGACGGTCAACCCCGTGGGTACTCAAGTCACCCTGACGGGCACTCTGACCAAGGGTGAACAGTTAGTGGCTCTCAGCGGTACGGACGCGACGATGGTGGCTGTTGTGGGATACGAGTTAACACTCGCTCCCGGCGCTAACGTCACGGCTTAATTTCACCTCCTAGTGGTAATTTATGGGGAGCTTCGGCTCCCCTTTTTTTGAAGGATACGAATAAATATGTGGAGAGCGCAAGACCCACAGTGTCACGAAGCTGACAAAATTAAATATCTGATCGTTCCTTACACCCGAGGACGAGGACTGGATATAGGTTGTGGGGCGAACAAAGCCTTTCCGCATTTCATCGGCATAGATAATTACGGCCATGCCCAACAATTCGGCATTGGGATGAAGCCCGATGTCTATGTAGAAGATGCCACGAAACTCGATTTATTCACGAATGAGTCGATGGATTTTGTGTTTTCTTCACACACATTGGAACATATCGTTGACACCGAAAAAACATTAAAAGAATGGTGGCGAGTCATTAAGAAAAGCGGTTACTTAGTCCTCTACCTTCCTCACAAAGACTTGTACCCGAATATAGGGGAGGAAGGGGCTAATCCCGATCATAAACACGATTTCGAGCCTGATGACATCATAAAGATCATGCGCGAGATTCAAGGGTTCGATTTACTGATTAGCGAAAAAAGAGATCAGGACAACGGACTTGGGAAACCTGGAAATGAATACAGTTTTTTACAGGTCTACCGCAAGCGTTCAGATCATGAACAACATTTTCAATGCTACGAAAAGCAGCCTAAAAAGACCGCTTTAGTAATCAGATACGGAGGTTTTGGAGATATGATTCAAGCCTCGTCCATCCTTCCGGGGTTGAAGGAAATGGGCTATCACGTCATTTTCAACACGACCGAAAAAGGCAAGGATATTTTAAAGAATGATCCTCATATTGACGAGTTTTACATTCAAGACACCGATCAAGTGCCTAATCATGAATTAGGACTTTATTGGGAGGCTTTAAAGAAACGATTTACTAAATTCGTCAATCTATCTGAATCGGTTGAAGGGACGTTATTGTCTTTACCTGGGAGAGTTCCGAATACTTGGAACGATCAAGCCAGACATCTGGCGATGAATGTCAATTATATCGAACTAACTCATGCTATCGCTCAAGTCAGGATGCCTTGTAAAAGCAAGTTCTATGCGACCGACGAAGAAAAGAAATGGGCGAAATTAGAAGCTCATAAAATGCCGGGGCTGAAGATTTTGTATTCTTTGGCCGGATCGTCAGTCCACAAGACTTGGCCGCATCTGGATGCTTTGTTAGCCAGGATTTTACTGACTTATCCTGATTCAACTATCGTTCTAACCGGCGATTACATGTGTAAGTTGTTAGAACAGGGATGGGAGAATGAAAAAAGAGTCTGGAGCCGTTCGGGAGAATGGACTATTAGGCAGACTTTAACATTCGCTTGTCACGAGGCGGATTTAATCATCGGCCCGGAGACGGGAGTATTGAATGCCGCTGGCATGGAGGAAGTGCCCAAGATCGTTTGTCTCTCTCATTCCAGCGAAGAAAATCTGACGAAGCATTGGAAGAATACCCTATCCCTTACCACGACAGGAGTGCATTGTTACCCTTGTCATCGGATGCACTACAACTTCGATAACTGCATCAAACATGATTCTGGAACGGCTTTATGTCAATGGAACATAACCATCGACCAAATGTGGGAAGCAGTACAGACGCATCTAAAGAAATCACAAGCCGCATGAAAGTCTCTTTCTGGGTTCCCGCGAGAGACAAGGAAGGAAAAATCCACATTACCGTCAAGTCAGTTTTAGAGCAAACTTACGAAGGAATGGAGATACTCCTATCCGATCAGGGATCAACGGACAAGACCTATGAAATCATGGAGAAGATAGCCTCCGAGTATAAGGGGCCAAACGAAGTAAAACTTTTGAAATGCCCTGATACAGATTTTAAAGGCATGGCCGGTTTTAACAGACACATGAAATGGTTACACGACCAGACCGACGCCGATCTGATTATTGTAACCTCTGCCGATGACTGGAATCATCCAGATCGTGCTAGACGTATTGTCGAGACTTATCTAGAGCACAAACCATCACTCATCGGGACGGCGATTAATTTTGTTCAGCCGGATGGCTCTTATACAGGAACCACGGCTTATCCCAACGAAAATAGATTCGTCACCGCGAGAGAACATCTTGAAAGGCTTGTCGGGGGAAGTTCCTCAATGGCATGGACGAGAGAATTTTATAACAAAGTAGGTTTTATCCCTCATAGCGTCATAGTAGACGTTTACTACCCATTGTTAGCCACACAGATGAATGGGTTTTATTTTCTGTATGAACCGCTCTATGCCTACATTAAATATGCCGATCCGAACAACACTGGACTGGAAGGGATACATAGGGCCGCTGACGAAACAGGCAAACGGCAATTAGAAGAAATTATGTCCTATCAAATAAGTACGACGCTTTACGCCGCTGGCGCAAAAATGGATGAACTTAACCAGCCTTTTGAAGATGATTCTCATCAGGCTTTAATGCAGCAAATTCTAATAACCGCTTATACATGGGCAAGGACCAGAGATAGATTATCTATGGAAAAAATTAACCCGATTCCGTTGAGGGTCTGATGGCAACCAGCGGTAATTCCAATTTCACCACCAACCGGAACCAGATCATTAATCTAGCCGGAGAAGGCGCGGGGATTAAGGGGATTGGTCGCGTCTTAGGCGCGGAAGATATTGATACAGCCTCACGCCTTCTGAACCTCATCGTTAAACAATGGATGGGTAAGTCAGACTTCACGCCAGGAATGAAAGTATGGAGCCGTAAACGGGCTTATCTTTTTCCCGCGTTAAACACGACTTCCTATTCCCTCGGTCCTTCGGGGACACACGCGACAGCTTCTTACAGTTCAACGACTTTGGATGCTAATGAAGCCATAGGCCAGACGACTTTATCCGTGACCTCGACCACCGGAATGACCGCCGCCGATTATATCGGTATCCGGTGTAATGATGGGTCTATTCATTGGTCAACGATTTCCAGTTTCGTCGCGGGGGATACGGTTACGGTTGCTTCTGCTTTAACCGTAGCGGCCGATTCCAGTTCGACTGTTTATTGGTATACCACCAAGATTCCCCTTCCATTGGATATGATTTCTGTCCGTATTAAAGATACAGACAGCAATGAGACACCATTAAGTAAAATGACGCTGATGGATTATGAGGAAGGCATCTTAAAGAAGAACGATGATGGTGATCCTACCCGATACTTATATGAACGCGGAATTGTCAACGGGACTTTGTATCTGGACTTTGAACCAACGGACACGACCGATGTTTACCTGCTGACATTCCTTCGTCCGATTGAAGATTTCGACGCGGCCACGGACACCCCGGATTATCCTCAAGAATATGAACGAGCCTTGGTCGGTCAATTGATGATTGATTGGGCTACCTTCACTGCAAGACCTGTGACACCTGAAATGAAACTCTATCGTGACGAGGCAATACAGATTGCCGGTCATGTAGACCCTGAAAATAGCGAAGTATTTTTCGAGGCTGAAACGTGAGCACAAAGCATTTTTTAGGCGGAAGAATTCTTCTTGGTACGGAATATGCTGGATACAAAGTAGGTATTTTCGAGGCAGGGAATTCTAGTCCGAAAACGAATTATAACGATTCGTCT